AAGTGGTAAGTAATGGAAGGAGGGTAGAGGAAGTGGAAACGAACAAGATTGAAAGCATAGTCGTTATTCCAAATGAAGGGATTCTGATTATTAATGGTGAGAAGAAGGAGAGAATTTCAAAATTATATTTGGAGTTTATCAACGGAAGGTGGGTGCTGTCATTTGAAGAAAATAAACAATTTGAGGCAACAGCACCCGGTTGGAATTAAGGAATCAGTTTTGAAATGAAATCGGTTAACTCTACGATACCATTTTTGAAACGATTTTCCATATAAGTAATAGCTTCAGAAGTAAGAATAAACTTTCCAGAAACCCAGATATCAAGAAAACCCATTTTTTTAAGCTCACGGGCAATTTCAGTACAATCATCTGGGTGCCATTTTGACAAAACAGGGTCATTCTTGAAATATTCACTGCTGAATAGACTGGATTCAGCTATGGAATTTCCAAGTTTTCGGCGCTGAAGATATTCCTTATAGATACAACAAATCATTTTGTCAGCATCTTTTGTCATTTGCTTTTTCCTTTCTTATAGACTCGGCGCGGCAACGCCTGTAACTACATTATAAGACGGTAAAAAGCATAAAGCAAATTGGAAGGAGAAGAAAAGTGGACAATGTAGTATCAATTCACGGGCATGATATCCGCCTGCGGGAGTACAACGGGAAGCGTGTTGTTACTTTTAAGGATATCGATGAGGTTCACGAGCGGCCCATAGGAACCGCCAGCCGGAATTTCTTAACAAACCGCCAGCGTTTTATAAATGGCGTTGATTTTGTAAAAGTAAAATCCAGTGATTTCCCGATCAACGAAATTCGTGGAACGGAAGTCAACAACAATGGCCTCACACTAATTACTGAGTCGGGGTATCTGATGCTGGTGAAGTCGTTTAATGATGAACTGGCATGGAAGGTACAGAGGGAGATTGTTGATTCCTATTTCAGAAGAAAGGAAGCGGAACCTGCGGCGCCGATAAAAGTGCTTCCAATGGAGCCGACAACATATCTTGAGGCCGCCCGCATTATGGCAACGGTGCCCTACAGTAAACGGGAAGTTATGAATATTCTCAAACATTTGATTCCTGATATTGACGCCGGGGCGACAGCGGAAAATCCCGCGATTCCTGTAGTGAACAAGGAAGAAACGAAAAAGCCGGAATGGAAAGAGTTTTACAAGCAGGGCGTTCCAGTGGATACGTCAAAGCTAAAAAAACATCTGAAACAAAACAAAGTGAGTGTTGCAGAAGTGGCACACAGAGCCGGAATAAGCGACTCTACGGTCTACAACATTCTGAACGGCAAAACCCGGCCGACAAAAGAAACAAAGGAAAGAATATGCTCCGCACTTAAAAAAGATTCTGATTGGCTTGATCCATAGGAGGTGCGGCATGTATTTGGAGGAAGAAGTAGAACACCTTAAGCGGCGGGTGGATGAACTGGCTGCCGAGGTGGAGAAGTGCCGCCGGGTAGAGTCCTGGGTAACGGTACAGGAGCTTGCAGAGATTATGCAGACAAGCCCTGAAAACATATACCGCCGGATTAATGCCGGCAAGATAACTGCGGACAAGTCAACAGGTAACTGGCGGATACCGCTTTCACAGTTTCAGAAGGAAACAAAACCTGCGGTACCGGACCGGATGCTTTCTGCAAAGGAAAAGATATTTGGCAAAGAGTTTCTGCGGGAAAATATCCAGAAAGGAGGTTGACTATGTATATTCCTGAGTTTTGGTGTGGCGTAGGGGCCACGGTCATTACGGAAGTGTTGCTGATAATCATTATAGCGGTGTGGCCGCCGCGGAAGAAGTAGGTGAAATATGAAGGTAATACAGGCATTTTCCTTCCTGGCCCTGATGCTGGGAGCCGGCGGGATAGAGAACCAAAACGGAGAGCTGCAGCCTGCGGCCATAGGGATTATGATTGTGGCCCTGGTGGTGATTCTAGCAGTCTCTTACAAAGAAAAAGCTCCGGCCTGCGGGAACAGGACACGGAGCAAATAGGAATAATCTCAAGTGCATTATAGCACATGGAAAGGAAGATGTGAATGCGTACAACAAAAATTAAAATTAGAAATCTGTATGGAATAAAGGAATACGACGGGGATGGCAGTTCTGTGGAGCTGCGCGGAACAAATGGAGCTGGAAAGACTTCTGTAATTGATGCCATACGTCTTGCGCTTACCAATAAGTCTAACCGTGACTTAATTGTAAGAAACGGGGAGACAGAGGGAGAAATTCTTATTGAAACAGATAATGGGCTTCGGATAAACCGAAAAATTCGGACTGATAGGTCCGATTACAAGAGTGTAAAAAAAGACGGACATGAAGTAGGTAGCCCGGAAGCTTTTCTCCGCGATATTTTTACTCCGCTGCAATTGAACCCGGTTGAGTTTATGAGCTGGGATGCCAAAAAACAAAATGCTGCAATCCTTGACATGATTGAATATCCCTGGGATATGAACAAAATAAAGGGATGGTTTGGGGAAATTCCTTCCTGGGTGAATTACGAACAGAACATTCTCAGCGTGTTAAATGATATCCAATCAGAAAATGGAGAGTATTTCCAGAACCGGCAGGACATTAACAGAGATATCCGCAATAAGAGAGCTTTTGTAGAGGAAATCGCAGCAGTTATCCCGGAGCATTACGATGTTGAAAAGTGGGAGAAAGCAAGCACCGGAGAAATTTATCAGAAAATTGAACGCATCAGGAAAGAGAACGAAGAAATCCAGAAAGCAAAAACTCTTTTGGAAGGCCGGAATAACAAGGTACGGAAATATGAAGCCGACCGTGAAATCCGTAAGGCAGCGTTAAATACGGAGTTTGGGAACCGTAAAACCCAGATTGAGAAAGATATATCCCGTCTGCAGGAACAGATCCGGGCGCTGGAAACAGAGCGTGATAGCCTTGAAGAAAAGCTTGCGGACAAGCTGGCCGTAGTAGAACAGGAATACAAAGCTAACATTGCACAGTATGATGCAGAGGTAGAGGCCTACAGCGAATACCGCGGAAAAGAGCCGCAGGATGTATCTTTATTGGTGAAAGAAGCTGAAGAAATGGAACGCATGAAGTCCCATATTAATGAATACCGCAGGATGCAGGGATTACAGCAAGATATTAGAATTCTTTCTGAAAATTCCCAGCATCTTACCAGCCTTATCGAAAAGGCCCGTTCACTTCCCGGGGAAATCCTTACAGAATGTAAAATCCCCATTAAAGGACTTTCCATAAAAGATGGGGTGCCACTTATTAATGGTCTTCCTATCAGCAATCTATCAGACGGGGAAAAACTTGACCTTTGCATTGATGTGGCAATCCAGAAGCCTAATGGTTTACAGCTTATTCTTATTGACGGCGTAGAAAAGCTTTCAAAAGGGCTGCGTGATGCTCTTTATAGAAAGTGTCAGGCAAAAGGGTTACAGTTTATTGCTACGCGCACAACCGATGATGATGCATTTACCGTCGTTAGTTTATAGGAGGATTAACTATGGAAGAAATAATGGTAACTGAAAAACATGAGATTACAACACCATTCGCAGATGCGGATAGTTTCCAAAAATTATATGATATCGGGAAAATGTTTGCCAGCAGCCAGCTTGTACCCCAGAACTTTCAAGGGAAACCGATGGACTGCGCGATAGCGGTTGATATGGCAAATAGAAATGGAATGTCCCCAATGATGGTAATGCAAAACCTTTATGTTGTTAAAGGGAAACCTTTATGGAGTGGTCAGGCATGTATGGCCATGATCCGTGCAGCAAAAGAGTTTAAAAATGTAAGGCCGGTATATACGGGGGAACGCAATACCGATACCTGGGGATGTTATATTCAGGCTGAATATAAAGAAACCGGTGAAATTGTTAGGGGTACGGAAATAACAATTCAAATGGCAAAGGCGGAAGAGTGGTATCAGAAAAGCGGAAGTAAGTGGAAAACAATGCCTGAACAGATGCTTGCATATCGGGCGGCGGCTTTTTTTGCCAGAGTATATATTCCTAATGCTCTTATGGGAGCTTACGTTGAGGGAGAAGTGGAAGATATCGCAAAGAATGAGCTTTTAGAAACAGATGAACCGTTAGGAATACCGGACGAAATTGTTAAAGAAGCGGAGGAACACTTTATATGAAGCTTACACAGGAAAATTATTTTTCGCCGGAAGCTGACAGGGAATACCTCTCTGTCAGCCAGTATAAAAAGTTTGTTGGTACTATGGGGCGTGTAGGCTGCGAGGCGGAAGCAATGGCCTGCCTGAATGGGGAGTGGGCAATGAAGAAAACAACCTCCCTTCTGGTTGGCAGCTACGTAGATGCGCACTTTGAAGGGACGCTTGACCTGTTTAAAGCACAGAATCCTGATATTTTCACAAAACAGGGGACATTAAAAGCAGAGTATCGAAGGGCAGAGGAAGTAATTAACCGTATTGAACGTGATGATTATTTTATGCTTCATATGCAGGGCGAAAAACAGGTAATTATGACCGGAGAATTATTTGGTGCAGAGTGGAAAATAAAAATGGACAGTTATTTTCCCGATACACTTATTGTTGACCTTAAATGTATGAAATCCCTGCGGGAAGCAAACTGGGTTAAGGATTCAGGCTACATGAATTTCATAACCTATTGGGGATATGATCTGCAGGGGGCCATATACCAGAAAATAGTTGAAATTAATACCGGGAAAAAGCTCCCTGTGAAAATTGCGGCAGCCTCAAAGGAAGAGTATCCAGACATTGCGGTTATACAGGTGGAACAAAGTCTTATGGATGCCGCGCTGGCGGAAGTGGAAAGCAATGTGCCGAAAATATTGGCTTTAAAGAATGGAGAAATAGAACCTCTGCGTTGTGAAATGTGCGATTACTGCAAACATACCAGGGTTTTGACGCATTCCATATGGACAGAAGATCTGCTGGGGGAAGTGTGATGAAAAAAACAAATAGTATTGTTACCGAATATTCAGGCATATGTTTCTGCTGCGGACGCCCTACAACCGAAGAGCATCATCTTCTTTTTGGCGACAGCATCCGGCGTCTGGCAGAAGAGGACGGTATAAAAGTTCCTTGCTGCCCTTACTGCCACACGCAGAACGATGTAAAAAATCGGATACATGATAATCCGATGGCTGAGAAATTGTCTAAAATTGCCGGGCAGCTTGCATGGGAAAAACATGCAGTATCCCAGGGAATGACGGAGGCGGAGGCCAGGGAGGCATTCCGAAGGAAATATAACAGTTCATTATTATAAAAAAGGAGAGATTCATAATGGCAAAGTATAAAGTTGGTGATATAGTGACAATCCGCCAATGGGAAGATATGGCGAAGGAATATGAAACAAATTCATGTGGAACTATTGAGATGCCGTGCAATTTTGTAAAAAGTATGAGGTATATGTGCGGAAACAAATATAGAGTGGACGATGTGCTAGATTCAGGGAATTACTGCATAGATGGGTGGACTGTTTCTGACCAGATGATTGTTAATGAACCAAAAAAACAGCAGCTTGTAATCTATCGGAAAGGAAACGCAACAATAGGCATTCTGAAAGAAAACGGCAAGGAAGTAAAGAGGGCAGCAGCAAAATTACATCCAGATGATACCTATAATTTTGAAACAGGCGCACATCTTATTTTGGATCGTATTTTTAAAGATGATGCCATTGTGGAACCACTATATAACGGCAAGGTGGTTTGTTTATCCAACACAAACAACATTAGCAAGTATACGGTCGGTAAAATCTATGAATTTAAGGAAGGGCGTTTTGTCTGTGACGGAGGGCACTCAACGCCGAGGTATGCTGTTCATACCTTCGATGAATGGAAAGCCTCTAGTTCTGCTGAATGGCTTGAAATCAAAGAATAAGGTGTAACGCTGAAAGGCTTACATATATTTGCGAGTGCAGGGACGATATATCACGAGCCATAGCCTCCTATCTATGGGCTGGGCGGTGCCATAGCCGCCCAACGTCCCGCCGCAGGAAGGAACATTTATGAAAATACAATTATTTGAGGGTTATTTTATAGAACCCGATCCTCTTAACCTTGCATTGAAACAGAAATATACCGGGCAAGTAAAGAGGGAAAAGAGCGGGATGGCGAGAGAATTATTGGTTACTGGGGCCGTGAAAACCTTCCAGGACTTATCAAACGCTTTTGCAGCCTTGTAGAGGTGCCAGAAGGTAACGACAGGATAATTTCCATGAAGGAATACGCGAACGTGGTTACACAAAGCCATAAAAGGCTTGAGAGCTGGTTAAAGGAGAACTATGAAAGAATACAAACTGATATTGAAAGGAACCCTTCCGGGCCTGAATGATTACCTGCGTGCTGAGAGGTCATTTACACGCCGTGGAACCAAGGGACATAGCTGTGGTAATGACATGAAGCAGGAATGCCAGATGCTCATAGCAAATGCTATCCGCCTGCAACTTAAGAGGTTAAGGATACATAACCCGGTATTCATCCGATACAGTTTCTATGAACCAAACCGGAAACGTGACCTTGATAATATAGCAGGTGTAGCCCACAAGTTTGTCCAGGACAGCCTTGTAAAGTGTGGAGTATTGGAGAACGATGGTTGGGACAATATCACAGGCTTTTCAGATCAGTTCTTTCTCGACCGACACAATCCGCGAATTGAGATTGTAATACAGGAAGAAGGTGAATGAGTGTTTATAGAGAACTACATTCCATTTGGTTACAAAAATCGGATATCAAGAGAAACCCTGGAGGCGTTAACTCGTCAGAGAGATCGGACAAACCGGGAGCGAATAGCAGAGGCTTTACAGGAACGAAAAATCTTGATTGTAAATATAGATAATGCTTATTTCAGGCCTGATGGAAGCCCAGGGGACACTCTTAAGGCAGAAGCATACTACCGGAGAGAATGCGCACGCACAGGAAGCTGTAAAAAGCGTTGTGATGCTATCAGGGAATGCCTTAAGCCCAAGAAACAGGATGAATTGTCTAAGAACCAGATAGATATTTTTCAATGGCTGGGCGGTGGCTGATATGGAGAAGAAGAACAGCTTTGTATTGTACACCGACTACCGCAGGCAGTTTGACCTTCTTACCGATGCAGAGCTGGGGCAGCTTATCCGGGCCGTGATGGATTATGTGGATACCGGACAGCCTACTGACCTTCCGGCGGGACCGCAGATGGCTTTTGCTTTTATCTCAGCGCAGATAGACCGTGATACTAAAAAGTACCAGGAAGTGGTTGAGAAAAGGCGGGCTGCCGGAAGCGCCGGGGGAAAGCAAAAGGCAAGCAATGCCAAGCAAAACATAGCAGGTCTAGCAAATGCTAGCACATGCAAGCAAACCGTAGCAAATCTACCTGATAATGTAAATGATAATGATAATGTAAATGATATTAAAAAGAAAGACACTAAAGTGTCTAAAGAAAAATCGTTCATACCGCCGACCGTGGAGAATGTAAGGGAATATTGCCAGGAGGGTGGATACCGGGTAGATGCTGAGTGCTTTGTTGACTTTTACGCTTCAAAAGGCTGGCTGGTTGGGAAAACAAAAATGAAGGACTGGAAGGCTGCGGTACGAAACTGGGCGCGGAATAACCGGAACGAAGGTCATGCCAGCAAGAAAGCTACCGCGGCAGACAGATATAATCGCGGGATTATGAAAACGGAGGTAGACGTGGACGCACTGGAACGTGAATTGCTGGGAGGTGATAACTAATGGCGGAAAGAAAATACATTGTGTTTTTAGGCAAGGATGAGATCGGGATATACACCGCCCAGGAGATTCACGAGCAGTTCGGGATTCTCAAGAAAAATGTCTGTAAATATGCATATGCGGGAACACGTTACCGCGGACAATACAGGTTTGTGACCGTACAGGAGCCCAAAAAGTTGCCCGTAGAAGTACGAGAGGAGTGGCAGGAAGAGTGGGACGCTGCAGCCGAGGTTATTCGGGATGTTATCGATGTTGAGAAGCTCATCCGAGAAAAATGGGATAGCACGGTGCGCCCCTTCCATAGGCCCAGCGATAGTATATGGCGCTTTTAAAGCCTCATACGGGCGGTATTAAGTGTGAGACGAAGAACGTAAGGTATAGATGTTTTTAAGCGGCGTACGAGCCGCAGAAAGAAGTACAGATGGATTTAATAAACAAACAGGCAGTGCTTGAAATCATAAATAGTTACGGAGGATGTGACGCCACGGATCCATGTGACAG